AACAATATCTTTCATGCCGGTTTCCCAAGCGTTGCTTATAGTTGCAACAGCAGCGGCAACAGGAAGCGCCACCGATCCAATAGAGCCAAGTGTAGATCCTGCCGTAGCTGTTCCAGCCGTTCCAGCCGTTGCTCCACCAGTTGTTGCACCTGTTCCAGCGCCCAAACTTTTGACTGCAAGAAGAGTTGGTGTTTTAAGCGCGGCTGTAGGAGCTGCCGGCGTAAATAGCGATCCAATCCCTTGCCCTATTAAAGCACCGCCAACAGACCCAGCAAGTTGCCCACCCACTTGAGCAAACTGATTTTGCTGCTGCTGTTTGCTCTCGTCACCAGGCAGCTTGATATTGCCAAACTTTTGATCGGTCATGTCAGCGGCAACCTGCACCGGATACCCTTGGCTTCGTAAAAAAGCAAAGTAAAGGCGCCTATCGCGCATCGCAAGCTCTGGTATTCCTGGCGGCTCACCTACTGGTTGGTTCATATCCATGTCCCAAATACGGCGGTCCCACTACGTGCAAACACCTCAGATCCTCTAAATCCGCCTGCATAGAGTATCTTGCTGGGGTGTGCCCTACTAAACTCTTCATGAAGCTGCATTGTAAACTTAGGCAATACGGTGGTAAGTCCATGCGTTTCAGCAAAGAGCTCTTTCACACCCTGCTCCAGCAGGCTTTCGCTAAACATCGAGCTGTCGGTGTTAGCCTGGAAGGTCATATACGGACCCGCATAGTAGGTCCATGTCACAGCGCCATCAGATACAGAGCCGGTGGTATGCGTTGGCGCCGTGCTGCCGGTAGTGCCTCCAGCGGTTGTCTGATAGTAATTGCCGTTGTTAAAACAGTACGCATTGGCGGCAAATACGGTGCTAGCTGTCCAGTTTACGGGCTTAACAGCACGATCGGCAATATATTCAAAAATGATGATTTCGCCAGCCGTTGCAGCGCTGGGGGTAGGGCTAATGAGCATTTCGTTATTGCTCATCCCTCTGATTTGAAAACGAGTATAATTGTTTGGTATTAGCCCAAAACCTCTAATCTCAGCGTATTCTTGATTACTGATAGGGCCAACTACACGCCACCGTTGGCTTTGGTTCCAGAACGTGTCGTACTGAAACCAACTGAAAGCTGCCGGTAGCGCATAGCTGGCTTGCCCTGCCACAAGTGTAATTGCGCCTGAAGCGTAGCACTTTGGCCAAGGAAACGATTCAAAGATCTCTCGATTGACGCGGTTGGCCATTGCCACTAACTGCTTAGTGGTTGTTTCAGCTGAGGCGTACACGTTTGATTCAACGGTGTAGCCGCACTCATTGGCAACATTAGTGACAATGGTTGATAGCGTCATTATGCAACCTTCCTAGGCCGTCCACGTTGCTTTATAGGGGCCGCATCCACGTCACCTATATCCACCGCCTCATCACCTGCGACAGGCGCCCCATCGTCCAGCTTAGAGCCTTCTAGAGCCTCTATGCGGCTAATGAGTAACCCAATCTGCTCTTGAAGCTTAGCGTTCTTTGCCTCGGCTACTTCCAGCAAAGAGTTTACCCTGGCTGCCTCAAGCTGAGGATCCTTAGCGGCTTCAAGGTAATCCTTAGCCATCTTGATAAAGCGTCCAAGGGTGCCCAATCGCGGCTTAACGGCGTCTGGCGCTTCAGCTAACTGCTCAACCGTTCTAAAGCCTAGGTGCGCCAATTCCTTGACAGCCGAAACAGTAAGCGGGGGCCACTCAGCAAGCGGAGTACCGGACTCAGGTACTTCTGTCCCAGCTTGAAACGCCTTATACGCTTCAGGGTAAGCCTGAATATCTTGCGGCTCAATCTTGCGGCAGGTCTCATCTCCACCTGGAAACCTTAGGCTTATGGTTGGTATTTCATCGTAAATGGGGCGGCCAGCGGCCAAAGACTTGTCACGGTTCTCATTGAGAGCCATGAAAAACTTTACTATAGGCCGTGGCCCTGTAGGGCGCTGCCCGCCTGCAAGTATATTTGCCCAATCTAATGTGCTCATAATCCTCCGATTTTATGCGCTTTATAATTAAACGCGCACCGGAATGTTAGCACTATCCCTGCACAACCACCAAGGTGTTTATGGTGCCGCCACTAGTCTGATAAGCCGTGATAGCTCCAGCGGGAACAAACATGCCGTCAAACCGCACTATGTTGAGGCCAGCTGTGCTTTTAAGCACAAAACACTTATTGGTGCTGGTAGGCGCAATCCCAGTGAGTGTTTGCCCTTCAAACCCGATAGCAATATCCGCTGCGCTGTTGTTTTGAATAAGAAGAAACTTGCGCGCTCCATTAGCCGTAAGCACTGTTGTGCTGGTTGCCGTATCAATGGATGGCGTGGTGGTGGTAGTATTTCCAGCGTAACAGGTCATAGTAAAACCTCAAAAAACGGGGGGATTGCTCCCCCCTAAAACCTATGTGGCTTTTGTCATTGAAAGATAATAAAACGAGGTTCCATTTGATACCACAAGGTAACAAATGGAGTTTGCGTCATTATCTTTTACAATACCAACAAACCCACTTCCTACTGCTGCTGCCGTTCCAAAACTTGCCTCAAAATTCGCATTTGTAGGGGTAGTATTATCAACATCGTTGATGGCCATCTTGGTGCGAATACCAGCCGAAGCCGTTACTGCGCCAGTCAGCGTTGATGTGCCAGAAACGTTTAGGTTTCCAGCTACCACGCCATCAGCAACAACGTTGGCCAATTCAGGCGGCATCCCAAGCCCAATTAGGGTTGTTACACTTGCCATATTGCTCCTTAAAAAATTGTTGGGGGGAGGTTGCCCTCCCCCCTGTTACTTAGTTCACCTTAAGATGTGCCAGTGAGTAAAGCTCTACTGCCGCTGCCGGAGTAGTACTTGCCACACCTACCACATAAGCGATTTTTGTAGTGGACGCATCGTCTGCTACGCCATCAGTGGCAGTGGTGTTTAGGTTATTACCGGCAACGTAGTTTGCAGCTACCTTACCCTTAATTCCCACACCAGTTCCACCGCCTCGTGGTCCACCAATCCATACCCAAAGGTATTCATTATCAGCAGCGGCTACCTGAGCCACGCCAACAAGAAGTCCATTTGAGCCAGCATTGGTTGTAGTCAACTCATCAGCCTGGCCGTCAACTGCAATCTTAACGAAAGCGTACTGTGCTATGGCTCCATCAGCCTGAACAAACACAAAATCGCCTTCGACAGCTGACCCAACGTCGCCTACCTTGGCAGGTAGCGCCTGACTGGAAGTCGTCCACACGGTTTTATAATTAACACCAAACGATCCAACTTGTGACATAGTGTCCTCCTATTACTGGTAAATTACAGCCTGCAACACGGGGGCACTGCAACACAGGTTACCTTCCACAATTATCACCGTGAAGTAAGCATCCTGGTCTACTGGTCGCTGCATCTCCTGAGTGAGTGGCTTAAAGTCAGCCCCACGCACAAGCTCCATCGTCCAGTACTTGGTGTTTAACAACCGGCAGCTATTGGTTTCAAGGATTGCTCCCCCGTAACCGCCGTCAAACACAAAGTCACACCCATCATAATTCATAGCTCTGAAGCCAGCCTTAGCCATCTTGGTTGGCACCTGGATGCGCTGGATGGCCGTCAGAGAGCTGTGAAGGTACTTCCAAGCCGTAGCCTCCATGATGCCCAAATCAGGCATTTCAGAGCCACGAGTTACCTTGGTAAGGGTATCAGTGATGGTTTCTTGTACGTTAGCAGCGCTTAACGTGACGTTTACCGCCAAGTTACGTGCAAACGCATTGGAAAGCCGGTCGATACCACCGTATGTGCCGGATGAAGGAGAAGTCGAAACTGCCTTCTTCAATCCGTCAAACTCAAGCCCGCCAGAGCCAGTTCCATCACCGCGAACGGCGTCAGAAACCTTGTTCTTGAGTCGGGTAATAGCTGCGTTAATCTTCTGTTCAGCAAGATCAAGCAACATAGCCTTATCACGGTTGGCGCGACGCTCACGACCCGACATTGCTACCGGCTCATAAGCCTGCTTGATGGTGAACTCAAACGCAGTCAGATCATCAATCGAATTGAGATCAAAAGCGCTGTATCCGCTATACCATCCACCAACGGCGGTTTCGTTATACATTACAGGCTTACGGATTCTGTTAGCCCCACTGATACGGCGAACAAGCCCCTGGTCCTCAAGCGCTGAGGTTACTGGGTTGTGATGAAGTACCACATCCGCAATAGCATCAGTCTGATCCCAAAGGGTTGCCACCACTGCTTCTTCTAGATTAGCCATGGTTTTCCTTTATAAAATTACACTTAGAGCGCTACTCGCCAACGAGCCGACGTTCTAAATTCTCTCTTAGGTTTTTGGTTTTGATGCTGGGAGTCCCCGTACCTGGGGAGCCAGATATTGAACGAGAAGCGGCTTTCGCTCGCTCTGTTATCGCCATTTGCTGGTCAACCCGAGGCTTGGCGGTCATGCGTTGCACAAGACCGGAATAAGTTGGGTTACCGTTTATGACGTAATTGTAGGCGGTTTCTAGGATCTCTTGTGGAGAGCTATACTTGCCTGTTGCAGTTAGCGCCTTAACTATAGGGGCCATGTCGTTCTCTATCTGAGAGGCCGTTTCAGGGTCTCTAAAGATAGGCTTGCTCTGCACAAATGATTCTACTACTTGTTGATTGTAACTTGCAATGGCATTTTGTTTGTGCTCTTCAATGATGGCCTGATACTTCTGATCGGCAATCTCTTCGGCTTGCTCCCTGGTCAGGTACTCACCATGAGGCGCCTGTTGAGGCATTTGCCCACTAGCTGCCATCAAGTCCAGGGGGCTAAGGCCATAAGACTCCAGCCACTGGTAAGCTGCCTGCACCGGATTGGTGCTCATTGCCTGGTCCCATTCAATAGCCCTTCTGGCTACGTCTTGGATGTTAAGGTTGCGGCGGACGTACTCCCCCTCATACTTCTTAACCACGTCAACAAGCGGGGTGGTCACTTTTTTGGCGTCTTCGAGCTCCTGAACACGGCGCTGGTAGTCTGACCTTGTTTCGTAAGCCCGTCGGTTTAAATAGGCTTGAAGGATGTGCGCGTTTTTAGCCGTAGGGTTAAGGAACGCTTCCTTCTCCTCAGCTCGCATATCGGCAGGCGGTAAAAGCGCTGGAGGCGCTTCCTGAGACTCTGTTTGAACCTGCGCTTCCCGTGGGTCTTCAGGCGTGCCATCGTCAACTGTCACCTCCGTGTCGCCAGGCAAATTGGATTCTAAGGCTTCTCGTATGTTGGCCTTAGGCTCTTGGCGGGTGGAGGCAATAACTTCTTCTTCCAAAACGTCCGTGTCTACGTTATCCATTGAGTCGCTCCCTTACTTGATCGACTAGTCGTTTAACCATCTTCTTTTCTTCCATGGCCCGCTCTTTAGCTGGGTCATAGCCGCGCTCGTACGCATCGCCAATTTCAACGGCTCCGGCGTTGCGGTACGCCTGTCGCAATCTAGCTTTGCTTGTAAATACTTCTTTGCTGTTTAACGGGTTTTTTGTAGGCTCCATTTCATCAGACGTGAAGGCATGTTTTGCCCATTTTGTTTCTTTATGTTCTGCCCCCTTTGGCACCATCTTTTGCTTCTTGGGGCAATAAACAAGTACTATCCTAGCCATTTAGTCCTCCATGCTTGCTAGCAATAACAACGTACGAATACGTTTGTTTCGTATTTGTTGCACTTTATAAGCCTCAACCATTTTGCCGACCTCAGCAAATTGGTCATCCGACATAGGTATCACCTTGCTGGCATCGACAACCTGATCCTGATTTTGTTGGGTTTTTAGGTCAATCTTTATTTGCTTGCGGCTACCCGGTTCTTCAAGCGTCTCTGCGCGTTGTTTGGTGAGAAGCTGAACCGCAATGTTTTCCTCTTCAATCTCTTTGCGGGTGCGTTTGCGGCGCTTGAGAATGTCAGAAGTATCATTTGACGTAGTTGCTACGGTTGGCCCGTAAACTTGCGTTGTCGGTGCAATAACCGGCAAATCGAGTTGCTGAAGTGTATTGTAAACATCTGGCTGATAAACTTGAGTTGTAGGCGCAATCGTATCAAGCGCAATTATTGTTGCACCGCTAGCAACATCTGGCTCGTAAACCGTGGTTGTAGCGCCAATAACATCTAACGCAACCGATACAGGCCCAGGCGTAAGCGTAGGCTCGTAAACTGTTGTGTTAGGCCCAATAGTATCAACATCAATTGAAAGGCCACCTGCGTTGATGCCTGGTTGGTAAACAGTAGTGGTCGCAGCTATTAACGGGGCTGATATAGAAACTGCGCCAGGCGTTAATGTGGGGCCATAAACGGTAGTTGTGGCGGCAATTTCATCAAGCGCAAGCGGGAACTTTGCTGCAATCGTTGGCTCGTAAACGGTTGTTGTAGCTGCAATTGCATCAAGATCAAGAGTAACGTTTGTTGCGTAATTTATTGGAGTAACAACTGGCGTTATAATGATGGGCGGATAAAGCGCACTCCATGTTGGAGTATTGTTTGCTGTTAAAAGGTGCCCACCACCTGAAAAGTCCTCATCGACTTCACCAAAATGTCCGCCTAAAGGCCAATAAGCTAAAATACTGTTTGGCCGTACTTGAAAAGCGCGTAAACCTTTTGCAAGCGACTTTATTTCATCTTCATTTAGATCCACTGACCATATACAACACTCAGCTAATTGACCGTTCAAATAAAGGCCAATTGTACCATCGCGTCGCGCCGCTAACAAAGTAGTAGTTAAACTGGTTGGCGTAACATCGCTTGGGTTTGGTGTTGCTGCGGTGCCGTTAAGATATGCCGTACGACTGCTGCTGCTTGCCCATACGCCAGCACAATGTGCCCAAGTGTTAGCACTAATTGCACCACTAGTGCTTGATGTGTAGTTAACACCGCTAAGGTTTGTAAGACAATTTACGTTCCCAGTAGCGTTCATAGACAACTGATGTCTATTGCTACCACTAGATGCGTTTATGCTCATGAAGGCTTGTCCAGCCGTTGTTGAGCTTACACGTGCCCAACACGCCATGGTAAATGGCGTTCCAGAAATAATGGTGGACGCTCGGGAAAGATATTCTGACGATGCACTAGCAAAACTGCGTGCCACGGTTTATGTCTCTGTCACTACAATATAATGAAGTTCAGCATCACCGGTCATGTCGTCATTACCGTTTGCGGCATCTCTGCCGATTCGCAAAATAAACATGTCGCCGGCTGTAACCGAATCCATATCGGCGCCAGAAGTAAAGGTTATTGTGTCGTATTTTACTTCGCCCGATACGTTAGCTGGAGCAACCGTTATGCTGTTGTAGTCATACGATTTAGAGGTATCTACGTCTTCGGCATTGTCTGCAATCCGTCTAAACGCAGCTCGCCAAATACAATCGCCTGATGTAGCTGAGGTAGCGGACCATTTGATTTGAAGAGTAATACCGCCGCCGCTGTAGTTACTCATCATCTGGCAATAGTAGTCTAAATATTCGGCAGTTGATGCGTCAAAATCATAAACGGGAACGTTTTCTGCTGGCGTGCTTCCACCTGCTCGCGTGTCCAGCGTAGCGTAATTAGCGCCAGGAGGTGTTATTTGATAAATTATTGCTACAGATTGCCCTGATGCCATTGGTCACCTATTATTTGCACAGATTGCTCAAGCGCAATTATTGCCGCCTGTTCTTCTTCTGTGGCTAGTCGTATGCAATCGCCTTCTATTACCCAAAACTTAGGATCCTGCTCAATAACATTAGAAACATCGGCGTCTAATATCCATTGAGCATTGTCATAGTCTGGGCAATTTTGGGAAAACCGCACCTCTTTAGTTTCCCTGTGAACTACAGTGCCCATAACTAAATAGAGAATATCCCAGAAGCTGAAAACGTTACGTCAATGTTTCCACCGTTGGGCGTAATCGAGATCCCGCCGCCACCGGACTTTACGTCAATAAACGCGATTAGTGGGCTAGTTGCTGCGCTACCGGTATCCTTAAAAATAATCAGCGCTTCAATGCTATTACCTGTTACGCTAGAGAACGTGACGTCCGCTGCATCAAATGTGCCGCTTGTAATAGTCTTAGAAGCTAGCGTGGCTGCTGTACCAACCAAAGCTGAAGATGCACTCGACCAATACTCGTGCGCTGTGCTGTAGGTATAAGCGCCGGTGTCAATGAGAGCTAGCTTAATGGTGTCATCAATGAGATCTACTGAATCGCCTTGGCTTGAGCCTAGCGTGCCAGGGTTAAATATTTTTTCTTTGAATTTTGGGTAAAGTACGTTTGTCATATTTTAATCCTCGTTAAACTCTATTGCTTGGGGGTTGCCTGTTTCGTCTGATACTACACTTCCATAACGCTTGCCGTTTTCCATGTCGTTTTCATCGTAATCTGTTATTTCAATCCCAACTGGATTTCCTGTAACATCAGCGATAATTTTTCCAACACGCTTCTTGGCCTTCTTTTGCAGCGACGTTTGTAGTTGCTGGCTGCTTGCGCCTATCTGCTCCATTGACAAGCGGATGCGCTCTAAATCCTGCTCCTGCTTAAGCCTGCGCTCTTCCATCAGCTTTTCTGACTCTGAAAGGCGCACCCTCATTGCTTCAAGCTCTAGCTTCTGCATGTCAATGATGCCGCTCATGCGATTAGCTTCAGACGCTATCATGGCCTTATCCTTTTCGGATGCAGCCTGCGTCTGAATCTTCATTACATCAACCTGGACAGCGTTAGCCTTAATCTGAGCTTCTTGCTGTGCAATAAGGAGCTCCTGCTCTTTGAGATATGTCTCAAACTGTTGCTTTTGAACAGCAAGCTGCGCTTCCAATTGGTCGCGCTGCATCTTGATTTGCTGCTCTTGCATAAGTATCTGATTTTTGACCTGCCTATCTTGCGACTCGATTGCAACGGTTTGCAATTTGGCTTGAGCCTCAGTTTGAGCGATTTGCAACCGGCCCTGCATTTCAAGCATTTTAGGATCGGGTGGTGGCGGTTGTTTAGCGGCTTCTTCTTTAGCTGCAATGACTTGCGCCACTGATTCCAGCCCACGGGTGAAGATAGCTTCTACCTCTTTGCCGCCCTTAAAGCGTTTGATGAGATTCTTCATCAGCCCCATGGTAAAGCTAAGAAGCGGCGGGTAAGCCTCAATCAAAGCTTTAGACTGCTCAAAGAACTGGCCGCAGGTTTGCAGTAACTCAGCGCCATCTTTTTTGTCCTGCATTTGGTCAAGCGCTACCATGGAGTCAGAAGCTACCTGGATGCGGTAGTTACGCTCTTCGTTGTTTTGCAAGAACTCCAGGATCTGCATCTTGGCGGCCTCAAGCATTTGAGGTCCCATTTCAGGTGGCGCATCTGGCGGTATAAACTGCGCTAACAGGTTATCAGCATCGGCAATGTCAAAGATGCGCTTGGCGTCAAACTGGCTGGCAATGATAGTGCCCAAATTGCCAAGGCCATCAGAGATAAACTTGGCAAACATGTTCTGGCGTACAATCAGGCCCATGCTTGACCACTGGTTTTCTAACCGGTTGGCCGTAGCGGACTTGTACTGCTCAGAAGCACCGCGCAGGAGGTCTGACACCTTCAGCGTTTCATATAGCTGCTGTAAAGCGGCCTGGCGTGCGTTCTGAAGGATATTTAGGGCATTAACGAACCCATCTATAGGCAGGAACTCGATCGCGGCTCCTAAGCCACCCTTGGACTTATACGAAGGCCAGTTGATAATTGGCACCATTCGCAAGTCGCCAGCCAATAGATTTTCAAGCTCATCACCCATTGCGGCATCGTAAGCGGCGTTAGGACGAATAGCTTGCAAGACGGCGTGAATACGTGTGGTAAGGCGCTCAACCTCAAGAATCTGGTCTTTGCAATGTGCGTAGTCACTAACTGGGATGATGTTGTCGGGGTCTTCACTCTGGCGTATTACTGAGCAGGGGTAAAACTTCTCATATTTGATAGGCGGCGGCCCTGATTGGACAATGGGGTTTTCACCTGAAAAGTGCGCCCAATACACCTTGTCAGATTCTTGGCACCAGATCTCCCAAAGTTCGGCTTTACCTTCCTGCTTGTTGCTATCGTGTAACTTGCTGTTCTTGTAAACATCAGGGAAGGCATCGTAATTGAAGTCGGATGCAATATCCTTGCCAAAAACAGATTCGGCCTTTTCGCGTGATAGGAAGGCGCGTTGTGCTTGCCATTCAACTTCTGATTCGTTTCGTGCATCTGAGCACACGTAATCAGCGTAGTTTACCACCTTAACAATGGCCCGCTCTGATTCCTTAACTTCAACCTGAGCCTGATAGATTATCCGGCCATCTTCTCCAGCGATTGCTTCAGCGGGGTCTTGGTCAAACGGCGTGCCATCAGGGTAAAGCAAACCACCATCTGGCCCAGGGATGATAAGCATTTCTTCAAAGACGGTCTTAAACTTTGGCTCATACATGGCCCAAAGTACTGCCTGGCCGGTAAGCAAAAATTGCAAGGCTGCGTTGTAACCTACCTGGTCAAAGTTAAACATGCTGTCTAGCTGATACTGGACAACACGCTCCATAATGACGGCGGCGGTCTCGTGTAACGAGTTACCGGTGCGCTTCCTGAGTAGTACTTCAGCTTTTGGCGTGCTGGAATAGAAAGCTGGCAGGAGTGTATTGTTGCAGTACCACCAAACGTTAAGCCTGCGGTCTATGTCTTTGAGGATGCCTACTTCTTTGCGGCCGTTAAATAGGCGAATGGACTCTTCGGCGGTACGAACAAACGGCTTGCGGCGCTCTTCAGCGGCGGTAATCTGAGTCTTCCAGTAGGATGGAGAAAACCGTTCAGTAAGAGGCTTGATTTTGTTTGTTTTCATTGATTACACTGTAGCTCGCCGGTTTTCTTTTCGTATCTTCTGAATATACGCATCAAGGCGCACCCGTCCCTTATTGAAGACAGGCGGCGTATCCTCCCATTTGCCTTCAAGCAGCCGCTCTTTGCACAAATACCGCAAAGCATCCACCATGTGGTCATCGCCCGTGGTGTCGGCATCTTCCATGTTTTTTTTGTCTATTGGGAGGGATGGTAGCGATTCTATCAAATACGGGCAAGTACTAAAAACGTATAGCATAGGCGGGTTTGACACCAGACGCTGCCTGATTTGTGACCAGCCAGACAACCTATTATTATCTGCTCGCTTAATAGTAGGGTGTCTACGCTTGGCCAGTTCGGCGTTTATCTGGTCGGCTATACTTGGCCCTCCTTCGTGTTTGAATATACTTGGGTCTCCAACGCATATAGGCTGTTCGTCCCGTGAGGATCCTGCAATTTGAATCCCTTGTGACACGTTATCAACGAGTTTTCCCCACAGTTCACGATATATGATGACCGCTCCCTTAGGGTACGGGACTTCTCTTCCCTGGTCATCTTTGCCCGTGGAAACAGCGCCCCAGCAAGCCGCGAATGGGCTAGAATAACCCCAGTCAAAGCCCATATACCTAGGCCAATGTTCCGGCACACGGAAAGGACTAACAATGTGTTTAGCGCCAAACTCAGGAAAAAAGCTACCTTCATGAATTTCAAAATCTCCTTCTAGCCACGCTCTGACCAGCTCAGGGCTACCTACCATGTGCAGCCGGTCAATATACTCAGGGTCTTTAGCCAACAGAATTTTGTTATCGTGCACCCGGCTTGGGATATAGATATACTTGACCACCTTGCCGGTTGGCAGTTGGTAATCAAGAATCTTCATGCCGTTAGGTTCTGGCCTGATAAACAGCTCTTTTA